ACTAATCCTCTAGCATTTTATCAGCCCACTCGAAGGCCTCATGCTTTATTTCTTCAACCCTAGCTCGCCCCTGATGAGCCGCCAAAAGCCCTGCAAGAGCTTGTCCTGCAAGGTAAAGGCGTGCTGTCAGGGGTTTATTTTTATTTTTAGCTGGTCTCCCTAGCTTCTTCTGTCGATACTGTTCCGCCTCTTCTTCAAGGCTTGTTGTTTTTTTGTTCACGTTCTTTTACCCATCCTAAGTTGCGGAAGTAGGCTTGATCAAAACCTAACTGCCAGTTCCTGTGTTCTCTAAACTTATACTGTTGGTTGTAGGGATTTGAAAGTTGACCTTGGATAAAAGCCAACCTCCCTTGTTCATATGGATTCACTTGCTTTTTTCCTTCATTACCTCTAGCATTTTTTCCAGATACCATTGTGCTTTCTCCATATCTTGTACAGGGTTTTGTTTATACCTGTGTCTGTGTTGATACTTAATCATGTTGCCTTGACAGTAAGCGATAAAACCTTCTGTCCCTAGCACCTGTTTGATATAGTCAATGCATTCTATACCACTCAGGTTATAGTGGGCAGGTTTATTTACTGGATCGTAGTCTGACATCTAAGCTCCTATATCTACAATTTCACACACGTCACCAGTGCAAGCTAAAGTTTGACTACCTGCAGTAGTGTCCTCTTTCTCATACTCCGAAAGCTTGCTCCAGTCAATAGTCTTTGGCATTAAATCTAAAAGATTTTTATAGTCGTTCTTGCCAACCTCTTGATACGGTGCTTGCTGATAAGTATGTTCGTTATAGGGCAAGAAAGATACACCTGACATCTCATCAAAGTGCTCATAAACAAATGCACCTACACTGAACCACTCATCCTTACGGACATTCACAGTAATGCTAGGCTTATGCTCACACCAATGACGTTGATACATTAACCAAGTCTCTAACTGTTCAATCGCAGTTAAGTCAGCAGTAAGGATCGCATTCTGTGGAGCCTTGACAGGAAAGCTAAACACAGTGGTAGCATCTGGCTTCATTACATCTGGCTCACTAGGGATACCCTGATCCTGCATGAAAGCGGTTAGAGGATCTTTGTTATCACCACGTACAGTACGGATATAATATGCAGAGTGACGAGGGTGAATGCCACTGGCAGAGTCAACCAACTGTGATACCGTACCAGATGGTTTAACGCAGCTAATTGCAGTAGAGGGCGGTATGTCAAAACGACTAGCAAATTCAGCATTAGTAGTAACAGCGACATTTCGTAAGTGCTCCAGTGTTTTAGGTAAACCTTTATTTTTACTTGTGAGAATCCTGTTATCCATTATCCCTGTGAGAGACACACCAAGCAGTCGTTCTTCTTCTGTATTACGCTGCCACACTTTTCGCAGGTATGGGAACTTGGTGTAGGTTGACTGAATTGTTCCAAGTATAGTTGCAATACGGACTTTTCGTTCAAGATCCTCAACAGTATCTGTAGCACGGACAACAACTTCCGTAAGATTGCAGAACTGATACGGACGAAGAATGATTTCACTGCATGGGTTAGTCCCAAAGTCCCAGTCAGGATCACGCCTACCATACTTAGCAGCTTGTTTCTTACTTGCTTCACGATTGAATATACCACGCTCTCCGCTCCCTGATTCTACTAGAGACATCCACTCACGCATAAAGGAAATGGCATCTGGTTTCTCTGTATAACTGACTGAGTTGTTAGCTAGTGCACGTTGAGGATCATTCTCCCACCAAGCACCTGACTTAGCATGACGCATACGATCATCACTCAGGTTGGATAGAGAAATCATAGCTGACCTACGTACACCACCTACAACTACTACCTCACCAATCTTACACATGATATCATGACACTCAATAGAAGATAGTTTACGACCCTGAGCATCTTTGAATACTTTAATTACAAAGTTGAACAAGTCTATCAAAGGTGATGGTCCTGAAGCTCTGCCTCCAAAGGTTTTTAACCGAGCACCTGCAGGACGTACACGAGAAGTATCCCACTTGGGAATCTCACCACTATAGAGGAGTGCTATTAATTGTCTGAGAGCCTTTGCCCAACCTTCTTTACTATCCCTGACGGCGACGGTGGTTTCACTGTCGTAGAGGTCTGGAACTTCAGGAAGTCTGCTTATGAACTGGCGTTCTACGGAGAACCCTACCCCAGTTCCACAGAGGAGGATGAACATAGCTTCATCGAAGGACTTAGGGTCATCTACGGGTAGATAACTACAGTTATAACCTGCGGTGTTATCTCTATCTAGGGCAGGACCACTGGTCATCATTGCCCTCATGGAAGGCATTACCTCTAGGTCAAGGATAGCATCCCTTATAGTGTTCACAAAAGAATCATTGCCTAGCTTGGGTCGTACTACATTATCCATGTATCGTTCAACTGTCTCTGGCCAAGACTCTCTACGGTTTTCCTTATCCAACCACCTAGCATAACGAGATGTGTGGATAAAGGCTTGATAGTCTGTTGGTAAATAATTACTCATCGTTTGTCCCCATTCCCTTTGAGTGTACCACGTTTCTTTCGATCTTGAAGTTTGTCTAAGTTATTCTTTGCAACCTCTCCCATGTTTACGTTAAGGTCTCTGCACAGTGCAGCAATGTACCACAGGCAGTCACCTACCTCATCTGCAATGGCGTCTCTGTCAAAGTTACCATCACGTAAGATCTTCTTTACTTTGTTAGCTACCTCACCTGCCTCTGCAGCAAGGCCTAGTGCAGGGTAGATAACCTGATGTTCTACCTTATAGATTGCAGTATCAGAAGCAGCCTCTTGGTAGAAGTCAAAGCCCATATCAGGGACATTCCAATAGTCTATTTGTTCTTTAGTCAGCATGTTGAATGACCTCACATCCAGTTATTGTTACATCGTCTAAGTCGTAAAGGGCATCCTCAATTAAACCCTTTACAACATTGCAGTTATCCCCAGACAACTCTAGGAAATTTGCATCTTTGTCCACTAGCAGGTTTATAGTTACCTCGTAGGGGAAACTTAAGTTATACTGTTTTTTTCGCATTAGTCAAGCTTTCCCTCCCCTATTCTAAGACTATTTATTAGTTCTTCACTTGCCATAGACATCTCGTAATCTCTCCAGTGAGACAAACTCTGGTTCATAATACCCACCTTGGATATTTCTTTTAACAATGACTCCCTTCCACCATTCATTGTTAGCTTGCCCTGCCCAACCTTCTTGGCCCCCTTTGAAGCAACCTGCGACCAAGCCGATAGTTGGACTAGGGTGAGCATCATCTTTAAAAAACATACTACGCTTATGACTGTGGCCAACAGTAGTAGAACAGTGGCGTTTCTGGATAAGCCCATAAGCGTGATGTAGACCAGACATAGCTGTACCATAGTTACCGCTAGAAATGTAATGAGCATATGATACACCATCATAATCAACGATGGAGGGGGCTGAATTGTTATACTCGTGATACTCATCAAACCATACATCCGTCTGTAAGTGAGAGAAGCTTATACCGTAAGTAGCTCCCTCCAGTCTAGGGTCATTTGCAATAGCCCTCTTAATTCGGTTCTCGTGATTGCCCTCAAAGCCAAAGAAAGCAGGACGTTTCTTTTTCATCAACCTGAACTTACGCCTTAGTCTCTCCATACTATCGTTGTAGTGGTTGATATCAGCCTCATAATTCTGAGCTACAATAGCTTGTGGATACCGAGTGTCATAACTATTGAGGGACTTAAGGTCTGCACCATCCCCCAAGTCTACGACATAATCAGGCCTGATGTCATACAAAAAATCTGCCAACCAGTCAAATCTTTCATTTGATATCGAGGGTTCTGAGTGTGCGCAAGTGAATACGACTGCTGTTTTACTCATGTCATGTGCTCCTTATACATCTCTCCAACCTCTAAGGGTTCGATGCTTCTGTCAAAGTGTTTCTTCCATTCGTAGGCATCTTCAAAGTCGTCAAACCAAAAGTTAGCCTCTTCTATTTCTCCATCAATCTCGGTCTTGCAAACAAGAAAGTAACCAGAATCTTCTGGAGATAACTCATCTTCAGGTAAATCTTCAATTGCTGTCGGGCCTTGAGTTACTGCCCATACTTTTATTCCCAATATTCCAACTCCTTAATAGTTCCATGTAGTGATCTATTCCAATCATCACCACCCAAGGTTTTCTGTCTGATCTAAAGAATACTACAGGTTCATGTGGTGTATGTCTAGATGCTTGTTCGATAAAACCGTATACAGTTTTTAGTTCTGCCTTCCGTCTCTTTACCTCAATGGAGAGCGGAATCTTTTTTCTAGCTGCAGGTGAGAGTTGAATGTCTTCTCCACTGTCACCCATGATAGTAGACTTGATGTCATCAGGTTCAAACTCAGGAAAGGTTTCCAACAGTCTGTCTCTAATCTCTTGCTGACCAAGCCTACCTTTTTGTTTAGCTTGCTTTGTCATGTTTAACCTCTGGTACTTTGGGTTCTACCTCAACATGCACAAGAAACTCTGGACCTTTTGAATACAAGAAGGTACGTAAGTTAGGCCAACACAACTTTTTGTATTCACAATATCCACACTGCATTGACAACTTCATGTTAGGGCTAGTCTTAGATTGAGGTACTGGAGAGATACGTGTAGAAGGTATATCACCAGCTACCATAGCCTTAGTCTCCTGCATCTCCTTCTCTTTGTGCTTCAGTTCCTCAGTGAAGTCATACATGTCTAAACATACATGACCATTCTGTTTATCAATTGCAAGGAAAGCCCCATGTGTTTTGTTTGTAACCAGTGGGTCATCCTTACCTGCATACACATAAGAACTTAGCTGAGATATGTAACCAAAGGGGTCATCTTCCCTGAGCTTACCGTCCTTAAACTTTTTAAATGCGTAGGAGCTGCAGGACTTTACATCAACAGTCATACCGTCAATCACTGCATCTCTATGACCTTTGATACCATGTACATTTAGCCTATCTTGCTGACCTTGTACATCATGACCTGCTGCCTCAGCCATACTTAGTATAAGTTCTTCGATCATGTCGCCGTAAAAGAACTTAAGTAGTGTGTTAGGTTGTAGTGGCTCTCCTTCTCCAGTTGAATTTATCCTATACCACAGCTTTCTTTTGCAGGGTGTACCGATAGAAGATAACGACAGATACCCCCTAGCTTTTTGGGGCTTAGAGAATCGGTTGTTTGCAGAACTAGCTACAGCCATAGCCATACCAGTACTGATAGTTTTATTCCAACCACCTTCTCCTTGTATCACTCTGTAGATATCTCCTACAAGAGTTCCTATTTTAGACATATCAACTCCTAATAAAATTGGGGTGAGGAGAAAGGACAAAACCCCCACCCCATAGTTACACCTTAGAACAATACTGCTTCTTCTGTAGGTGCTGACTCAGGCTTCTTTGTAGAAGGGGGGGAGCCTCCATCGTCCTGAGGTTGAATATACTGGACGTGATCCAAAACGTGAACAGCTTCAAGGCGTGAACCTACGCTATCATATCTGGGTATATCATAGACAGCTACGGTCAACTCTACAGTAGACCCATTGCCAATGGAACCATCGCTATCGTAATCCCAAGTATCACCAGCAGGGTTTGTAACACTAGGTGCACCACTGCTCCAATCCTTTCCAGTATTAAATTTACGATCAAACTTGACAATCAGCCCACGTCCCTCAGGATCGGGCTTAGGTTGTCTTCGTGATGTTGCGGTAATCATACCTGCGGACTGCAGCTTACCAAGTTCAACATCGTCTAAGATGAGGTTGATCGTACATGCCCCATCAAAATCTTCATAGTTACCCCTTGCTTGGGGTGTTGGTTTCCATCCAGTGAGGTCACGGTTCTGTTCAAAAACTTTCGCCCACTCTGCAATACCAGTTACTTTTACTATTCGTGTAGCCATTGCTACCTCCTTTGTTTAGTGCACATCTGCATAGGTTTGACCATACTGTACGTCAATACCTAAGTCAACATTTAATTTCAACTGTTCGTTAAGTTTTTCTATAGCCCATTGTAGAACTGATGTGTGAACACTCTCTTCTCCTTTTCTGATTACGTTAATACTCTCGTCGTGAAACTGGCCAACTATATTAGACCTCTTTGATCTATATAGTGCAACCCACCTGTCAAAGCAATAGGCTCCAGTACTTTGATTGATAGTAGAGAAAGCATCCTTCTCAAACCTCAAGCTATGCCAGAACTTACTGACAGGATTCTGTACCCACATCTCATCATTGATACGGCGTACAGTCTGGTCACTGACAAACTTCTGAACAGACCAGTTACGTTTCCAATAGGCATCAATAAGCTTTTGTGCATTCTGTATTGTCATGCCAGTTGTCCTTGATAACTTAGCTGCACCAACACCATAAGTGGCTGAGTAGTTTACCACCTTGTAGTTTTTGCGTAGATCTTTCAACTCAGGTAACTCTCCATTATTATACCTATCAATTTGATTTTGAGTAACAGACCCTGCATGTTTTGCCAAGTCTAAATGTGGATCAAACCCATCCTGTGACATCTCTGCAACATAGTCTGGATCATACGGATACATATAGTGACGCTTAGTAGTATCTTCAAGTGATGTCATGTCAGCACCACATAAAAGATGTCCGTCAGGTGCAATCAAACAGCCACGTATTTCTTTACCCCAAGGCTTATCTATCCCAGGAAGATTAACCAGGGGTCTCTTGTGTCTGAAGCGAAGAGTATTTGTAAGTCCAGAGATTTCTGCCCTAACGTACCCATCACGTTCAGATGAAAGAAAACGTTTAACGATACCTCTCCTATGCTGAAGTACAGTCATACCATCAAGTACACCTACTTGTGGATTGTCAGGTATAAGGAGTTTTACAGATGGGGTAAGTTCACGATTGCTGTTACGCACCTGTGGTACAGGCCCATTAGTACCATCATCAAAAGTACAGGGTTGCCAACCAAGAGACTTCAGCCAATCCTTAACTTGGTCAGGAGACTTGGGGTTAGACTCTTCGACACCCTTGACTACAGGTATTTCTCCATCATAAGTTAGTGGGTAGTCATTGTCCTCACAAAGTTTATGCCAACGATTACCATGTGCAGATAGTGATCCATCTTTTTTGAGCATGTTCTTTGGTTTAGTCTTGATAGACATCAGCTTACGCATGGGCATCACAGCCACTAACTCTGCAACCTTCTTGTTCTCTAGCTCAGTAAGGTGAACTAGTAACTGCTCTGCCTTAGGCACATCAAGCTTCCAACATTGCAACTCTGCTTCTTTAGCACAGTCCATCTTAAACTCAAGGTAACGAAAGAACTTGTTCAACTGACCCTTGTCTTTATAGATAAACATAAATCGAGCAAGCAAGTTTTTCCATAACTTCCAACTAATCTTGACATCTTCTACACAACGATGAGCATACACCTCTGGTGCAAGGTTTACCCAATCATCAATCTTAGGTTTAGGAATACCAAAGTCCTCACCAAAAGAGTCTAGGTCGTGACGAGACCTGCTAAAGTTTAGTACCCAAGACATAGGTAGGGTATCAAACAACTGAGCTTTCACCTTGATACCAAGGATCTTCTCAAGCAATGGCACATCATACCTCACAATGTTATGCCCAACCAAACCCTTTTGATTTAGGATCAGATCACGCATGTCGCTATAGTCATACAGAGTGTCGTAATTAGTACCATCAGATGTGTAAGACAGACAGTGTATTTTAGTAGCATCATCCAACAGGTTGTCAGCTTCTACATCAAATACAATCATGCAGCCATATCTCCTTGTACATACGGAACATCTTCCGTTAAGATAGTTGTATCAGGATCGTAATATACTGACCCTGCGTGACCCAACTTAGCAAATGGACGATTCTTATCCACAATAAAGTTGGTAGTGTTCTGAAGAATCTCATCTTCTGATTCAACATCACGTTCAATCTTTACACATATAATTGCTTCCTCTTCAAGTGATGCAGCATACTTTGTCCTACCATCATCGTTGACCTGTGATATAAAGATCACACCAATGTTCAGCTCCTTTGATAACTGAGCCATCCGTGAACCTAAAGTGGTGAGGGTACTGGTAGCGCCATCAACACCAGAGTTAGACAAGTAAGCCAACCGTTGTACGTGATCGACAAACACATAGTCTGCACCGAATACAGTGGCAGCAGTACGTGTGTGGTCTAGCAGCTTGAGAGGGTCATCATGTGAACGCATCTCAAACACAATGGTACGATTGTTCTCTGTGTCTGCTGCTATCTGACCTGCTTTGATTACCTCTTCGATAGAGACATTGTTGGCACGAGCATCATCATCTGTACGGACATTACAACCAAGGTGGTAGGTTGCCATAGCCCTATAGGTAGTAGACTTCATCTCTTCCATATGAAGCAATGCAATCTTTGTCTCAGGATCACGAAGCAAACCAGTCTCAAAGTATCTGATTACCTCAGTCTTACCTGTACCCCTTGGCGCTTTGATGAACGTCACTCCACCCTTAACCATGCCCCTGATCTTATCATCAAGACCTGAGTGACCTGTTGGGGTATACTCGTAGGGGTTTTCATTACGGATAGCTGCTTCCACATCCTGATCTGAGATGAAGAAGTTGTCAGGGGAATACTTCTGAGGCTTCATAGCTGCCCACATCAAGTCCTTACCATCACCTGCAGTCAGGAAGTCATTGGCATCCTTGTGCTTAGACATAGGTACATAGAAGAACTTGTCAGGTATGGTAGAGTAGATCTTATCTGCTGCAGCTTTACCTGCTGTATCTAACTCCCCTGCATAGATAACGTTCTCGAAAGAGTTAAGATACTCGTAGTTCTTTTGCAGGAACTTCTCACCAATAGATGCACTAGGCAAAGACTTGACAGGAAATTTCTCACCAAGGATTTCATACAGACTTGCTGCATCAAACTCACCCTCGGTAAGGTACAGTCGTTTACTTGTACCTGCATTGAACTCAGGCCCAAACAGGTGGGTCATCCCTAGTCCAGTGTCCTTGACCCAAGTCTTAGACTTATCATTGAAAGCCCTGTACTTGGTTGTGTGTGGGTACTTGTAGGCGTAGCGTATAGGCTCACCATTCTCGCCAAGCTGTATCTGTATACCATACAACTGGCATACGTCAGGCTTGATACCCCTGATACCTTCGTAAGTACCAGACTTAACAGGTATGTCCATTATGTTTATCCTTTCCTTTACTGGATATTGATCTTTAACCCAATCAAATGTAGGCTCGGAACTAGGGTAGGAGTTGCCGCAACTGTGACAAAACCCATACCCCTCATCATTCCAATTAAACGCATCACTTGAACCACAGTCCTCAAAGGGACATGCCAAGTGGGGTGTATCTCCTTCAGCCATTCTTATCCTTTCCTCGTTGTCTTTCCTCTTTTGTCATTGGTCTGATGTAAGGTACTACCTTACCTGAGTTCCAACGTTTAGCTTCCTCTTCTGCTTCGTCCAGATTATTGAACACCCACACCTTATGGTCTTCTGTCCAAGGGTTCTCCTTACGGACATAAGTAAACTCACCTAGTTCAATCTCAATCTCTACTACATAGGGCATCTTCAAGAACCTCCTCTAAAATATAACCTTTGGGCCAACAATCGCAGTGAGATATTCTATGACCCCCTGATCCACCGTGGGTATTTTTCTTGCTGCAGGTAGGGCATACAAACCAAAGCTTATTACCCTGCCTAGTTACTTCAAATGTTGGCATCATGTGTATCACTCCTATCTAGTTCTGTCTCTAGACCAGCTTTGACTAGGGATACAAAGCCCACGTTAAAGATAGCCATGAAAGTCTCTGGGTCACACTCGACTTGTAGTGTAGCTGAACCATCTTCATGCTCTTCGATCTCTGTTATTTTTACTTCACTCATCATTCACTCTCCCTTTAGCTAGTGCCATCCATGACACAGGAAATAGCTCATGCATCTTAACACTGATCTGATTAGCAACCTCTTGTGTCTCAGCTTGAGTGTCACTGGCACAACGCAGTAGGCACATATCAGAGAAGGCATCCAGTGATCCTGACCAGTACCATTCGGTCATTGTAGACTGTGGCAGTACCATACGTGCCTGTTCTGGGCAGACACCAACTTCTAGTAAACTCCTGTAAGTTGAAAGCACTTCTTCTGTGTGCAGGTAATCAACTTCTTGAGCCACAGAAAATTCGGGTACATGCTCACCTTCTTTGTACTCTATTCCCGCTTCAGGACCAACAGTTTCGTTCCAGTAATCTTTTATGTGCTTGAGATTATAAGCATCTATATATTCAAGGGGGATAGTTCCCTCACTACCCTGCTTCTTATCCTTAGACTTACCACGCCACACATCAGGTACATAAAACTCAGGCTCATCATCTACATACCTACGACTAATCTCATTCCATCGTAGGAACTTGTGCTTGACTAGCTGTCGTGCTACAAACATTGGTGCTTTGACATGGAAGGTAGCAAAGGCATGACCGAAGGGTGACATATGTTTGTGCTTGGCTAAGTAACGGATCAGCTTGGTATCATGGTCAGATAGTCGCTGCTCTAGTACATCTAAGTTACCCTCTCCGTCTACCTCTGCCCAATCCCATTCACTCTGCTTACCAAAGCTGACCCTAGCTGCGTTTACAACAGACAGGTCACTGCCCATGTGGTCTATGTATGTTGCTGTAATCATTTTGTTGGCCTCGCTTTAGGTCTGATAGACTTTGAAATAATATTACTCTGATTACACTGAGCCATTGCCCCACGATCCATTGGGTATAGGGTGTCGTGAATAGGCGTGAGGGCATCACTACATCTTTCATGGCTAGTATAAAGTATCTTAGACTGAAGTGGTTCACCTGCAAGGGTGTATGTCAGTATCATTACTGTGAAGTATTCCATCTGTCAACTCCTAAAAATCTTCTTCTGCATCACCAAAGAGTTCATTCCACTCTTCACTGGTGATACCTGTCTTTATAAACTCCATCTCATCTGGTGTCAAGTTTGGCATTGCATCTTGTATCAGTGACCCCCTTTCCCAATCAGTAATCTGTTCTCTAGTCACGTCAATGTCTAGGGTGTTCTTCTTACCTGACAAAGGGCTTGTCCTAGTTAGCTTCATCTTTATCTCCTTTATGCTTTTGCTTACGGGTTGTCAACGGTTTCTTTTTGTTCGGTATAGCTTGAGGTTTATACTTAGGTTGCCTCAAGTCTTTTGCCATAGGGTTCTTAATGTAACCTTTCATTTGTCCACTTGCTCCTTGCTTCCTCAAGAGCTAAATTAAATTCTGCGTTGTCTGCCAGAAAATCCAAGAGGTCTGCTAACTCATCTGCATAGTCATCATACAGACCACCCTCTCTAAAGATGCTTGCCCATCTCCTAAAAGATTCAGGGGGTATCATTCTCATTCTCTTTCTCTCCTTTCTAGTGCAGACTTAGCTGCTTTTAAACTGAACTTGTTGTATGGGTTAAGGCTACTCACATTCTTATGCCCTGTCACAGATTGAATTGCAAGGTGGTCTACCTCACTCTCAATCATCTGAACAATAGCAGTCTTACGTAAGTCACCCACCTGTAGTTCATCAGGTAGCCCTGCAATAGCCTTAACTTCTCTGAGTGCATGGGTCATCTGAATAACTGTCATCGGTCTGTAGACTGTACCCTGTGGCCTGTGATGGGGTACTACAAATGGTTGGAAACTCCAGTCCTGTTCCTGTTGCACTAGCATCTCGTACAGATTATCAGGGATAGGTAGTTCCACTGTAGCACCACGCTTGGTTTGAGTTATTGTTACCTGCTTGTTCTCAAGGTCAACATCTTCCCATAACAAATTACGTATGTCAATTGGACGTTGACCCCACTCATAACACATCAGCACAATCAGTCCAATGTTTCTCCACTCAAACTTTGTGAAGGCTACATCTAAGAACGACATGACTTGACTGTGTGTCCAGACGACAGATCGTGGAGTGCTGCTACGTTTCTTTACTCGTGCCATTGGGTTGTACGGTATGTAGTCCAACGACACTAGGTAGTTCATGAGTACCGAAAAGATACGAGCGCAGTGGTTGGCGTTAGAGGTTGAAGTTTCTAGCTCCCAGATATCATACATCTCAGTACACATAACGACATTGATATTCTTAATGCTGATA